ACTAACCCGCTTTCTACATATATACTGGTGGAGGTCATCTACCGACCTATGGCCCCTACCATTAACCGGCATACATGAGATTAGAGATTAGGGTTAGGGTTAGGGTTAGGGTTAGGGTTAGGGTTAGGGTCGAAGACCAGCCTGGCGTTAGGCCGCGAGCTGCCGCGAGCGCCTGGCGGCCCCCGCCGCCCCCGCCGCCGGCGTTAGGCCGCGAGCTGCCGCGAGCGCCGGCGGCCCCGGCGCATGCCGCCGGCGCATGCCGGGCGCATGCCGCCGCCGCCCCGGTCCGGTAAGGACGCCCCTCCGGCGAGGAGCCGTCGGAGACGCCCGCGCGGCGAGCGCACCCCCGGTAGGGCCCCCGGAGGGTTCTGAGGGGGTTTGGGGGCTTCGCCCCCATCCAGAGGCGCCTAAAACACAAAATAAACAAAATTCATTTCCAAACAAAAACTTAAATTTGGCGCCGAATTCCCCCCGCCACACCGTCTACTAATATTATACGGTGTGGCGTTATGGCGGGTCCCACCATTGCCTGACCTAATGGTGGGGGGTACCCGCCAATCATTTTATGACCGCTGCGTTTCGTTTGGGCGCTGATCTGCTGAACTACGCGTTCACCCCAAACCGCCCCGACTACACTTACTCTCTCGATTCTGGACCAGATATCGTTGGGCGTGCAGCGGACTGGATCGCCAACAGTCCTTACGCAGAACGGATAGCAAACGTTGCGCCGCTTCTGGGAACAGCGATAAACCGGCCCGAGACCGGTTACGCGATTCTTTCGTATCAACGGATCCTCAAGGGGTTACTTGGAAGAGGTCGAAAGACTCACCAATACCAGACTTTTGGGACCGGCAGGCTCCTCGACAGTTATCCCAAGCAAAGAAAGTATCAGAGCAGAAATGCGCCCAGGAGGCAGAGTTATCAGGCGTCGCCGTACCGGCGGTCGCCGACTTGGAAAGCAAGGCCGTCTTGGAAGAAGAAGACGAGGACGAGTTGGAGGAAGAAGACGACTCTCAGGAAGAATTGGAGGAAGAGGACTCAGATTTAAGCGAAGAGGAACCTTCAGGCGCAAAGTATTTCGAAAGAAGCGCCAAGTAGGGTTTGGAACAAAGCCCGGCACCCGCAGGTTCACGGTGGTGTGGAAGGATGCTATCAAGTGTGGATACAACGCTCCAGATCCTATTACGGAGGTTACGTACCCGGCTCAGGACTATCGGATGATCTCTGACTTCCTTTATCCCAATTACCTGATTGGGAGCATCGTGAACACGTGTGCAAACTCTATCAGCAAGGCTTCGACCCAGTACGGTGCCACTGGTACTCAAGATCCAGTGTGGAAAGTTCCTTCTGTGGGTTCAACTACCCAGGCGTATGTTCGCCCCTTCTTCATTGAGCATTACGTCTTCAATCCGTCGAATTCGACGATCTGCTTGGACGTTGAGGTGTGGTGTTGGCGACGTGGATTCATGAACACTGCTGCAGTTTCTATGCAAGATGTGTATTTGAACGGCTTGGATGCTACTAACATGGAGACAGAGCAGCTGACAGCCTTTCTTCAAGGCGATGTTACCGACCCTGAAGTGACTCTCCAAGTCGCTCCACAGTTGCACTCAGTTGCCATGGGATATCCTCACGATGAAGCTGCGAACGCGAGACGCGGACCAGAGCAGATCATGCACATCAAGAAGTTGAGGATGAGATCTCTGAAGATGCTTAGTAAGAGACGATGTGTCGCTATCCCTCCCGGTGGCATATACCATTTCAAGGTGAAGATGAACTATCCTAACGGGTTCCCTACGGATGCTTTTATCGGGAACGCGTACCCCGACTATACTGCGAATCACAGGATGGTGATCTTGCGCTGGAATACGCAGACAGGCACAGTTGCCTCTGCCCTCGAATCATCTCATATGTCTGAGAAGGTTCATATTGTTGTCGCTCGAAGATTCTGTCTTCGTGGTTACATGGAACAGCGCATTCCAGATCTCAAGGTTCAAATGGCTACTCAGCACGATGGTGTCTTCCCTGTCGGCACAAACTACATTGGATCTCCTGTTACTGAACACTTGCAGCTTATGCAGGTTACAAAGTCTGCTCAACAAGTGGAGACGGTTCCTTAAGCGCATCTTTTCCATTGGCCCTGAACTGTTGCAGGGTGCGCATCAATTTTAATCTTAAATATCAGGCTCGCCTGCGAGCTGAATCTCAATAAACCTAGCCTTCAAGGCAGGGATTAACATACGTTCTCGATCATTGTCATATGTCAATTCAATGTCCATGTTTACACAAACAATGGCAACGATTACGGTTCCTCCGGGGATATTTCTTCGGTGGTAGCGCGTTTCTCCAGGCACGGGTCTTGGAAACTCTGAGTAATTGCAGAGGTTGAGGAGAAGGGACGCTTTCGGCGGGAGGTCGTCCCATACGACCATTTCTTCGGTCGTGTAGTTGTCGAAAGGATACTTTGCATCTGCAATCTGATAGGTCTTGAACCTGTAGATGCTTCGTTCGAGCCATCGGGTCTTTCCACTGTTGGGCGGTCCCCAGATCCAGAGATGTCGCTTCTTGATGGCTCCTGTTGGTCTCTCCATGGTATTACCGTCTGGCAAGGCAAGAGGGTATTCAGGAGGTGGCTGGTGGCTAGTAGCATGGTAGTTAAGCCATGTGATTCGGTCACCATACTCTTTGCGAAAGTTCTTTGATGTTGGGTAGAGCTCGGTCGTACCAACAAGATCTGTAGGTGGTACTCCGCCATGCTTGCACAAGTATTCCCAAACTCGCACAACAGATCCCTTTCCTCGTTCGTTTCGAACGTTAGGATGGTATCTGTCGACTCCATCGTCTTCGAGAGCTGGTAGAGTGGCGTCGAAATATCGGCAATTAGAGACGTCAAGCTTCTTGGTAAATCGGAGGTACACGTGGAGATGCAGGCTTCCATCATTGTGCTTCTCTTGCTTTGCGAACGCGCACTTGACCAGCTCCCAGCTAAACGTCGTACATTGTCGATATTGTCCAGGCAGGATTGGACAGCGAGGATAAGTGAGGAAGGCTGAACGCGCACAGAAGCGGAACTTGCGTTCTTCTTCTCGTCCATCTCCATCAGCAGGTGGTCCAACGAGGTCTTGTTCAGGGATTTCCTCGAATTCTGAACCATCATCTTCAAGAGCTCTCTTTCGAGACATCGGCAGAGCTTGATGGTATTATTGCAGAACTGACAAAGATGCTCAGGCTGCATTGTACTTAGTGAATAAGGACTAACCCGCTTTCTACATATATACTGGTGGAGGTCATCTACCGACCTATGGCCCCTACCATTAACCGGCATACATGAGATTAGAGATTAGGGTTAGGGTTAGGGTTAGGGTTAGGGTTAG